TGCAAAGGAGGAAGCTGTTTGAGGTACATGAGGCTCACCGAAGGCCAGAAAGGCCAGCATCCATCTATTCACTACACCGGCAGCGTCCGAGGGATGAAGAAGCTCGGATATTGGGGAAAGAACGATATATGCGTCCGCTGCGGCGCATACATCTACAACCTCTCCCGATACATCGGCCCATACCCCGCAAGACGCTGGCGCTGAAAAAGGAGATAACCTATGAAAGTTTTACACACCGCCGATACACACCTCGGCGACCTGACAGGGCCGACGAAAGACGGCCAGAACCTCCGCAGGCTTGATACCTTGCGGTGTATGGAGGCTATCGTAGCCTCCGCCCAGGCAGAGAAGCCCGACCTCGCAATCATCGCCGGCG